TGATTGCAGCCTGCATCTGTTCTGTCGTGCTGTATTCTGTCAACTTTTCATCTGTCAGATCGTTTGCACTCTTGATCTTCTGATCGACAATGGTTTTCGTTTCGTAGGTCTTTGACACGCCCAGTTCGATTTCTTCCTTCGATGCTGTTATGTGTGTTTCAACCTCTGTCTTCGTGTAATAGCTATCTTCAAGAACTTTCTTCGCGCTACTGTTAGCAATCTTGATTGCTTCTGACTTCGCCTGATCTGTTGCTTCCTGCTGTACTTCAGCGAATGTCTTTGTTGCATTCGACAGTTCGACAGTGTTGTTCTGTGGTGTTTCAGGATATTCCGTCAGCTTCACAATTCGCTGTTTTTCCTTTGTGCGTGTCTTCCTGCTAATCATCCAGACTGTGTCGCCTATGTCATAATCAAACACGCTGCTGTATTTCTCTGACTGTCTTGCAAGGTCAATCACATCTGCTGCATAGGCGACATACGGCTTCGACATTTCGTCCAGTTTCGCGATGCCGTCTTCTATCAGGCTTGTCGTGTTCGTGTATCGCTCATCGCTCCACACATATGTCTTGATCTTGCTGCTGTACTGATAATTTTCAAGATATGGCTTTCCTAGCCATTCAATTCCGATTCCGTCTTTTCCTAAAGGGATCAGGCGTGTATAAAAATCGTATGTGTCGGAAGTCACTGTCAGTTTCTTCAGATTCAGTCCTTCGATGAAGTATCGTCCGCGGTCTGATCCAATCTGTTCGTATATGTCGATTGTCTTTGTCAGGCTGTTGATCTTGCATTCTGCACGATATGTTGACAAACAGTCCTGAAGGACTTTCCATGCGTTCGTTTCTTCATCCTTGTTGATTGTCCTTTTCTTTGCGATCTGGCACACGCCAACCTTCCAGCCTGTTCCTTCAAAGGCAAATTCAAGACACGCCCTGATCGTCTGTTCCTTGCTTTCAAAGCCATAAGGAAAGACCGCGCCTTCCAGTTCTTCGACATTCAGCTGCGCTGTGTATTCGTTGAACTGCGTGCCTGTCTTTCTCTTTCTGATGACATATTCGTCTTCTTTCGTCCTGATGTAGTATTCTTCTTTCAGAAGGTCAACTTGCTTGCCGTCCGAAGGATATTTGAAAGTCAATTCCTTGTCGCCTGAATCAAGTGTCTTCACGATCTTTCTATCTTTGAAGCCCTTCAGGATTCCGACACGTTCTTTTTTGTCATTAAAAATCTGCATCTGTCATCCTCCTAAATCCACATAGGCTTGTACCTGATCCGAACGACTGCGTCTGCACTGGAAAACTTCAAGACTGTCTGCGTCTGCGTGATTGCTGGAAACTTCCACAAGTCAACGCTGGCGAATGCGTCTGCACCATTGTTCGTGATGCGTCCTTCTTCGCCGTCAATGATGATTGTCTGTCCTGCTGCCAGCTGCTCCACGATGATGTCATCTTCAAAACCGCTGATCTTGTAATTCTTCAATGCTTTCTTCGCATACACTTCAATGATTGCTGGTGCTTTTCGTGTCCCTTGTCGGTCAATCGTTGTCTGTGTGATTCCGTCATATTCCAGCTTTAGTTCATCGTCAAAAAAATAGCCTTCCAGCGTGATGTTCAGCTTGTATCTGGTTTTCACTTTCATTTTTGAATAGTCACTGCTTGCTGTGTATGCCTTGAACTTTCCTTTGTAGCCATCGACTTCAACAACGCTTGACTTCGTGAAATTTTCCAAAAATGCCGACATCGACCTGATCAGGCTGTTTCTATCCTTGCCCCTGAAGTACATGCACAACTTCAGCTGTCCCAGTTCCATATCTGTTTCAAATTCTGTCGGAAGAAATGCGCCTGTTACAATCTCATAATCGACAGCAAGCGAAGGTGGCAGCACTTCGGCTGTCAGCTGCTTCGCGTTGTATTTTCTTGCGTCAATGCCATTCACTTTCATGCTGCCTTACCTTCCTTTCCTTTTATCTTCCACAAGCTGTTCATCCACTTTCGTGTATGTCTTGCTTGCCACTTCTTCGCCGTCAATGTATGTATGATTTTCAACCTTCACATTCGTTCCTGACTCTATATTCTTCAGCTTTTCATCAAGTATTGAGTTCAATTCCTGATAGAATGGTTTTAGCGGAAGAATAGCTTCGCCGCCTGTTTCTGGTTCGCCGCCAGCAAGCAGCTTGTTTCCGTTCATTCCGAAGATCATTGAATCGTTCATAATACCGCCGTTTTTGTACCAGTCTATTGAAAAGTGTGGTACTGATGGAGGATTCAGGCTGAAGCTTCCTGTGATCTTCGGGTGTGGTAATTTCAGTTTTGGAAGTGACCATGTGAAGTTGAATTTCGACTTGATCGCTTCGATTGCATTGTGTACAGCGTTTTTCGCAGCGTTGATCGGTGTTGTTATTGCGTTCTTGATTGCATTCCAGACCGATGTTGCTGTTGATTTTATGCTGTTGAACACGTTGCTGACTGTTGATTTTAATGTGTTGAACACGTTGCTGACTGTGTTCTTGATGCTGTTCACAACATTGCTGATCGTGCTGCTGATGCTGTTCCAGATTGATGTCACTGTTGACTTCACGCTGTTGAATATGTTGCTGACTGTCGTCTTGACCGCATTGAACACATTCGTGATCGTGTTCTTGATGCTGTTCACAACATTTGAAACTGTCGTGCTGATTGCTGTCCACACTGTCGTGAATACACCGCTGACCGCGTTCCATACTGTCGTGATAATATTTTGGATCGTCTGCAATGTCGTCTGTATCTTCGTGCTGATCGTGTTCCAGACATTCGACACTGTCGTGCTGATTGTTGTCCACACTGTCGTGACTGTGTTTACTATTCCGTCAAGTATGCCAGAAAAGAACGATGCAATGCCATTCCAGATGTTTTCAAAGGTTGTCTTGATGCTATTCCATACTTCGTCCCACGATGTTCCAAACATGCTTAGAAATGCGTCAACAACGCCTTTGATCGTGTCAAGAATGTTCGCGATGTAATTCTTTAAGCCTTCCCATACGCTTTCGAATATACTTTTTACAGCATTCCAGCATCCTTCCCAGTCGCCTGTTGCTGCCGATGTGAAAAAATCAAATATCCCTGTTATGGTATCAAGTGTCGTTTCAATGAATATCTTTATGTTATTAAGTACGCCTTCGATGATCGGTGCTAGTAAGTTGCAGAAGCCTTCCCAGATTGATTTGACCACATCCCCGAAGTTCTTAAAATCAAATCCCAGCGAATTAAGTTTGTCAGTTATATGCTGCCCGAACTCTGTGAATGCTGTTTTTATGCCGTTCCATATTTCTGTGATTTTATTTCTGAAGTCTTCATTCGTGTTCCACAGTGTCACAATCACTGCTGTTATTCCTGTAATTGCTGCGACTGCTATTCCGACTGGCGATGTGATCGCTGCAAGCGCGCCCTTCAGGATGGACATGCCGCCTGTTGCTCCTGACGCTGTCGTTCTCATTTCTGCCAGTTTTCCGACAACTTTTCCGATGCTTTTTGACACTGTTCCTGATGCTTCAATCAGTTTCCCGACTGTTATCAGCAAAGGTCCGATCGCAGCCACAACGCCTGCGATCTTCAGGATCGTTTCTTGCTGCCGCGGACTTAATGCTGCGAACTTGTCTGCAAGTTCGCCAATCTTCGCCACTGCCTTTTCCATGAATGGAAGCAGTGCATTTCCCACAGTTATTCCAATATCTTCCAGCTTCGACTTCAGCTGTGTCAGTCTTCCCAGTAAATTGTCCTGCATTGTTGCCGCCATGTCGGATGCAGTGCCGTCACAATTCTGTAATGCTTCAGCATAGTCACTGAAGGACATTCCGCTTGCAATCGCTTCATCTGACAAGCCAGACATGATTGTTTGCAATGCTGAAAACTGGTTCGTTCCTGCGATTGTCTTTGCAAGGTTCGCTTGCTGTTCGTCTGTCAGGTTATTCCATACGCCGCGCACTCCTGTCAGTATGCTTGACAGGCTGTTCATGTTGCCCTGCGCATCGTACACTTCAACACCATACTTCGCCAGTTCGGTTGCGCAGCCTTTTGTATCTGTCGCAAGTCTTGTCATAATAGCGTTCAGGGCTGTTCCTGCTTCGCCGCCTTTAACGCCAGCGTTCGCCATTGTCATCAAGACTGCTGTTGTTTCTTCCACCGAATAGCCCATTGAAGCCGCTGTCGCAGCGCAGTTTTTATATGCTTCTCCAAGTGCTTCGGTTGTTGTGTTTGAATGGCTCATTGCATAAGCCATTTCGTCTGCGAATTTTCCTGCGTCCTTTGCCGATAGTCCGAACGCTGTCAGATAGTCTGTGACGATGTCTGAAGCTGTTCCCAAGTCCATCGCGGATGCTGCTGCCAGATTCAAGATGCCGCCAATGCCTTCCAGCATGTCATCCGTCTTCCAGCCTGCAAGTGCCATATATTCAAACGCTTCGCCAGCTTCGGTTGCTGAATACTTTGTATCACGCCCCCACTGACGCGCTGATTCTGTCAGCTTGTCAGTTTCTTCTGCTGTTGCTCCGCTGATTGCCTGCACTTTTGACATCTGCTGTTCAAAGTTTGCTGCAACTGTTACCGATGCCGCTGCCACGCCGCCGATCGCGGTTGTGACCTTCATCATGTGCTGTCCTGCTGTTTGCACTGCCTGTCCGACTTTTCCAGCCTTTTCCGCGTATTCATCGAACTTCTGGCGCGCAAGTTCCGCATTGACATCACGAAGCTGCACTTCCATGTTCGCAAGGTCAGCTTCAGCCTGTGTGACTGCTGCGCCCTGCTTCTTGACTGCTGCTTCATACTTTGTTGTTTGTGCTTCGGTTGTTGCCAGCTGCTTTTCCGCTTTGTCCAGTTCTGTTTTTAATTTCTTTGTTTCTTCTGAATTTTCGCCAGTCGCTTCCTTGCTTTCCTCATAGGCTCTTGACAGTTCTGCGACTTTTGTCTTCAGTTCTTCGCTTTTTTTCTTGTTGTTGTCCAGTCGTGTTGTCAGCGTTTCATAATGTGTTTTACAATCCGCGACTTTCGTCTTCTGGACATCCATTTTCTGTGTAAGTTCGCTGATCTTCGCCTTTAACGCGTCAGATTTCGTGCCGTACAGTTTGGCGTTTGCAGCAGCAAGACTGTACTGTGACGACAGTTCTTTCATGCTTGCGACCGCCGCTTTCATCGCCGACTGATATTCTGACATTGAAGCACCGATCTTGATTGATGCCTGCGCCATATATGCACGTTCCTTTCATCACTTTTCGTTGATGGTCTTGATCTCGAACGCCACATGATCCAAAAGGCTCATAATATCCGACTTCATAACATTTGAAAGTGAATCGTTCAGCCCTTTTATACACAGCTTTACAACCCTGTCCACATTGTCGCGGCACACTTTCCAGATGTTTTCATCGTCCAGCTGCTTTTCAGCTTCGTTGTAGCCGTTTTCTTCGTCATAATCATCGAATGCTGACTTCTCCTGTTCGACTTCATCTGGTCTGTTTGGGTTTAATTCAAGGAACTTCGGTGTGATGATGTCCTGCATCACAAAATGAATCATCTTTGCTGTTGCCAGCTGTTCTGCGACATCTGCCTTCAGCACTTCCCTTTCAGATATGCCGAATATCATTTTCATAATTGCTGCATTGAATTGAAACGCAGATGCAACATCATCGCCGTTGTTCTTTTCCATAAGTTCTGTATATGCTCTGTACTTTTCAACCGATACTGACGCGCATATATATTCTTTTTCATTGCACGTCAGCGTCAGTTCGGGTATTATTTGCCACTTGTAAAATTTTTTTGTAGCTTCTCAACCTTTCCGTTGACTTCATCGCCCAGCGATTCTTCGATCAGTGCAAATTCCATGATGATTGCTGCAACTCCCAGTCCTGTTTCCTTGTCCTTCAACTCGTCAACAGTGAACTGGTTGCCGTAAACCATGCAAATGCAGTCCAGCATCTTTCGGAACTGTTCTGCGGTGTAAAGTCCGCTTTTCTTTTCAGTTCCCATGATGTCGTCCCTAACCTCCAAATATTCCATATAGGTGTCAACGTCCATCTTTGGCATTTCATATTCTTTGCCGTTTATAATTAACTTTCTTTTCATTGTGTTTGCCCTCCTATTGTTCTTTTACGCCGCTTCTGTTGGCTCTTGTACCTTTCCGAACCAGTTTTTGATTGCTGCTGCTGCGTCCGTGTGTTCTGTCAGAAGGTTGCTTTCGTCAACCTGTGTTTCAAAGTTTCCATCACATGCGCGTTCGTAGAAACTGCCCTTCAGCGTTGCTGTCTGTGTTGTGACCTTGTCTTCCTGTGTCTGATAGTTGTCGTCATATCCCTGACCGAATGTTCCGACATAAAGCCATACAAATTCATACTTGCCATTCAGCTTCTTTGCTCTATATCCGACAGCGACTTCAGGTGCTTTGTCGTCCTTGTTTTTCACAAGCCAGCCATTCTTGTATAAATGACCGAACAACATTGCTTTGTCCTGCGGTGCAAGCGAATTGACTTCAAACTCCACGTCTGTTCCTTCGTAGGTTTCAACTGTGTCCTCCACTCCATCATCGCTGTAAATCTTTTCAACGCTGAATTTATCAGACACTTTTCCTGAAATAGCACGCGCAAGTTTGACTGGTGTGCCTGCTGCGTATGCTGTCGCATCGTTCTGTGTTACTGGTGCGACATAAATGTCACGAAACGACTTTGTTCTTGATCTGATGATCCGCTTTCCTGCTTCACTCATTCTTCTTCGTCCTCCTGTTCTGCTTCTTCTGCCGCCATGAATCTTGCGGCATTCATAAATATTTTTGTATCTGTTTCAAGATTGTCATTTGCGCCCATGAATGCGAATCCTGCCTTTTTCATAAGTCGCCTGATTCTCTTTTTTAACCTGATTTGATCTGTACTTGACCAGATGCACACTTGCACTGCTGCAATCTCGACTTCTTCGTCATCGTCCGAATGTTCGCCGCCGTAGTCCCCCAGATTCCACACAGTCACATGCAGTCCCTTGATGTCTGCGTCATACCAGCCCTGCTGCACTGTGATTCCTTCTGCTTCCAGCACTTCAAGCGCATCCAGTGTCTTCTTCACAATGTCCATGTGTCATCCTCCCAGCTTTTCATTCAATAACTTCTGATATTCCTGATCTGCTATCGTGTCCCACTGTCCGCGGCATTCTTCCATTGTGTTGTAAAGGAAGTCTTGTGGGGGCTGTTTCGTTGTCCCCCATTCCACAAACTTCATGTAAAACCAGTTTTCTGCATCGCCCAGAAGTGTCCAGCCGACTTCGCCGCCCTTTGTTGTCACTTTCGTGGGGATATTATCCGCAGCATGTCCAGAAGGTCTGTATCCCTTCTTTCCTGACTTTGAATTGTCTGCCGACCTTGCCATAACTGCCTTCATTCGTGGTTCGGTATAATCAACAGAACGCTGGAATATCTGCTTGTTTGTTTTTCTGATTTCCGAATCGCTTGCAAGTGTTTCCAGTTTGTTTTGAAGTTCTTTCAGTCCTTCAAATTCAAAAGTCACTTTCATGCTGTTTCCTTCCCTGTGTCAGAATCTGACACATTTATGTGACGCGGTTCGCTTTCAGCTGTACATATTGCTTGTCATTCTGCCTGAAGTCCCTTGCAAATATGTTGTACTTTTCGCCTTCGTACTCCACGAAGTAGTCCTTCAGGTGTGCCGCTATCTCTTTGACCTTTTTGCAATACCTGACCTTGTCAAACACAATCGTGTCTTCCAGCCTGATTTCTATTGCCTTGTACAGTTCTTTTCCGTAAAGGCTGCCGATCTCGCACCAGCATTCGTGATACAAGATCGGTTCTGCTTCCACACGCCTTCCGTCAACTTTCGTGTACTGATATTTGTATATTTTGACCTTCGCGCTTGACATATCACTTCAACCTTTCTTTCAACATCATTGACTGCACCGCGAATCTGACTTTGTCGTCTGTCGGTGCTGTTCTGTCCCTGTTGTCGTAGGCTTCTTTGACATACATGCAGATCAACAACTTCTGGCGGTTCGTGAGTGCTTCAGGATTGAAGTCTTTTATCAGGTCTGTCATTTCTTCCAGCACTGCTGCATAAATCAGCTTGATCACTTCATCGTCATCGTCATAGTCAATGCGACAATATGCCTTCAGCTCTTCCAGTTCCATGTCTTTTCCTCCCTTCCTGAAGCCTGTTGCCATTAGCCAGCAACCTGAACTGTGATTTCTCCCTTGATGACTGCTTCTTCATCGAATGCCTGCACATCGAATCTGTCACGCACCTTGATTCCTGTCTGGTCTTTCGCCCATAAGTCGCCAGCTTCGGTTGAAAGTTCGATGCTGATCTTCTCTCGGTCAAACAAAGTGATTGCTTCTTTTAAGTCGCCCATGTAAATCGGGTACTTGTACGCTGACACGTTGCTTCCGTCTGACTTAACTTCCACATTCTTCAACACTTTGTTGCTGACTTTCTTGATCGGATATACACCGAAAAGAAGCATCTTTGACTTGTCTGTCACATCATGCTGCAAAATGTAGTCGCCACGCTCGTCCTTGATCTTGTCAAGGTAGTTGAAGCCTGACTGGTTTGTCAGAACGATTGAAGAAGATGCAATCGCTGGATCAAGTGTCACATTGAAGACATCCTTCAAGTCGTCATATCCGCTGATTGCCACTTCTTTTCCTGTTGTGATTTCTGCAAGTTTCTTCAAAATTGCAGCGTTTCTTGTGGCTCTTGACTTCTTCGCGATCCACTTATTCAGGAAGCCCAGAATATTTTCTGCTGTGTCCTGCAAGAGTTCCCTTGTAACTTTTAAGATGCCGCCCTTTTTCTTGATCTTGTACTTGATCTGTTTTAACTTCGGCGTTTCTTCCTCTCCGAACTCTTCGCCTTCGTCAACATCGTCCCATGGTGTCGAATCTGCATCGACTTCAAACACTCTGCTTCCTGACAATGTGCTGACAGGCTCAACATTGACATACTGTTCAAGGTCATCGTCTGTTCTTCTTAACTCATGGATGTCCGTCTGAATGTCCTGTGGTACAGTGAAGCCGCCGTCTTCGTCTGACTTCTCTGACATTGCGTCCATGATCTTCTGATCCTTTTCATTCAGTTTTGTCTTGCGCATTCCGCAGACAATACGATTGACAAACGCACGCGCGATGTCTTTCTTTGAAGGTGCTTTGTCCTTGCCTTCAGCCTTTTTTGCTTCGTCCTTGTCAATCTGGTCTTTGATGTCCTCGTCCTCGTCATCCTCTAAGTCCATAAGGATGTTGAAACGATCCTGCATGTCCACAAGTTCTGCTTTCGCTTCCTTCGCTTCCTTTGTCTTTCCCTCATTCACAAGGGCTTTGATCGCGTTCTTCTTGTCATTGATTTTCTTCAGTAACGCTCTTGCTTCTTTGCTCATTGTTTTTCCTCCGTTTTCTTAAATTCCATACATGTACAGATCGCCCAGAATTTCTTCTGTTTCGTCTGCCTGTTGCTGTCTTGCTTCGATGTCTTCAGCTGTTTCGGTCTTCATGTCCGCTGGCGCATGTTTGAATCTGTCCATCATGTAGCTGACGCACGCTGCGACTGCTGCCGCCGATTCATCAACTTTTATGTTGAAATAATCTGAAGCGCGACACTCCGATGCTTCGCTTTCTGACATCCATGTTTCTGCGTTGATTAGCTCTTCAAACTGATCTGCTGTCACGCCTTCCTTTGCTTTTGTCATGTAGATGTCTGTGATCATCTGCTGACAGCTGTCAAGCTGGTTTATAACTGCCGTGAAGTCGTCTGCATTGCCCCACGCCATAGTCAGCGGCTTGTGAATCATAATCTGTGCGCCTGTCGACACAACGATGTCATCGCACGCCATAAGGATCACGGACGCGATTGACGCTGCAATTCCGTCCACAATGCCTGTGATGTGTCCTTTGTGGCGTTTCAGTATGTTGTATATGCCGATTCCTGCGAACACATCGCCGCCGCAGCTGTTTATGTACACTGTCAGTTCTGCATTGTTGTCAATGCCGTTCAGAAAGTCTGTGATGTCCTGTGGACAGGTGTCTTCTGGTGTCCACTTGTCCCACTCTGAAGATACAATGTCGCCGTAGATGTACAGTTCAACGCCGCCTGCTGCCGCGTCTTTTATCTGCATGAAGCCGACATTTTCAATCGTTCTTTTCGCTCGATTTCTTCTTGTGAAGTTCATTTTCTTCGCCATCTTCTTCCCCTCCCTCCTGATCGGTGTCAGGTTCATTCGTTTCGGCTGTTTCCTGCTCCTGTTCATCCTGATCCGTATTTTCGCCGCCTTCTGTGTTTGGCTCATTTATAGGATTGTCAGGATCGCTGTCTTCTTCAGTGTCCTGTTCTTCAGCTTTGTCATACGCCGCCCCGACTTTCGTCAGTGGCACATACGTTCCATTGACAATCAATGTGTCGCCGCCTTCCATATCCATCAAATCAAGTTTTCTTCTTGCTTCATTTACTGTTTCGATGCCGTTGTTGATTCCTTCTTTCAGGATTTCCATTTGTGTTTTGCTGTCGGTACGAAGCAGCACTTTTTCATTCATTTTGAAGTACAACCCTTCTTCCACTTCGTCATCCGATAATAGTTTGTAGTTCACTTCTTCTTCGTACTGCTTCAGCACAAAAAGCATCGTGTCCACATAGAATGACAGCTGCTGCATTTCTGAATTGCTGTATGATGATTTTTCATAATCGTTGATCTGGTTCGGTTTAATTCCGAACGCTGCTGCGATCTGAAGTGCTGAATACTTTTTCAACTCAACAAACTGTGAATCTGTCAGCTTAATGTCCAGCGGTGTCAGCTTCATCCCCAGCGGCACAGGAAGAATCTTGCCTGTGTTCTGGCTTCCTGCTCCGAAGCGTTCGAAAGTCTGTCGTAGCTTTGTGGCTGCATCTTCATTCAGTTCGCCTGTGTATTCCAGCACCGCTTTTGCTGTCAATCCATTTTTATATAGGTTGTTCAGGAAGCGTTGTGATTCAATCACGCCTTCGACTGTCTGCTTCAGGATGTATTGCACTGGAAGTCCGACTATTCCGTTCAGGCAATGCGAAGTCTTGAAGTGCAAGACATCTTCTGTCCTGAATATGTACTGTTCGCCTGAATATTCATCGCTGTACATATACCAGATTTTTCCCTTGCCTGCGAAAATGCCTTTGTCGTCAATAATGATCTGCACCCTGTCTGACGGCATGATCCACATGTCCAGTGCTTTGTATTCGCCGCCGTATTTCTTGCGCTTGAACTTCCTGCGTACATAGACATAAGCGTTCCCATAATGATTTCTGTTCATTTCCACGGCGTTCCAGAAGGTTGTCGGTGTCATAAAAGGGTTCGGACGTTGCTTCATAAGCCTTGCAATGTCGTTGTCTATCGGCTCACTGATGCCCTTGTTTGTCTTCTGGTAAAGTTTCCACGGCATTTTTGCGACTGTTTCTGACATCATTTTCAAGCAAGTGAAGTATGTCACGTCTGATGTCGGCTTCTTGCTTTCACTGTCGCGCTTAATTCCAACCCATTCCAGAAAGGATTCATCATTCAGCGTTGCTGTATCTGTTTCAATATTCATTCCGAATGCTTTCATAATTCCTTTGTTCAGTGTTTTCCACATGTTCAACCTTGCGCACCTCCCTTCTGTCGCAATTTCTCTGTGCCTGCAAACCAAATATCAAGGTATCTGTTGACATCTGGCTTGATTTCGCCCTTCATTGCCATCATCCATGCGTCAATAATTGCATCCACGATGTCAATTCGTTCTGTCGTGTATTCCTTGTCAATCTTGATTTCTCCGAAGCTGTTCGATGTCGTCTTCGCGTTTGCAATAGACCACTTCATTGCTTCGTTTCCGTCATGTTCGACATGTCCTGCTTCCAGTTCCAGTCGGAAGTCCACTGTCGGATCGTTTAACTCTCGCGCCGACTGTTTGACAGCAATGCTGTCAAATCCAAGTGCTTCCAAATCTGTCAGGAATGCGGAAGCATTGTGCGGATCGTAACAAATCCACTGCACATCCAATTCATACAGCTTCACGATCTTCTTCAGGTACGCAATAATGTACTTGTAGTCAGTTTTCACACCGCCCATTGTTTCAGTCACTTCGACCAGTCCTTGTCTGATCCATAGGTCATAAGGTACGCGGTCAGTCTTGATGTGTTCTTCAACCCTTCGCTTCGGAATGAAGCTGTGTGCGTGTACAAAGTAGCATTTGTCTTCGCCTTGCATGAATGGGATCACGATTGCGATTGATGTCAAGTCGCCGCCTGATGACAGGTCAAGTCCGACATAAGCCTTCTGACCTCTGAAGTCAGCCAGTGTCTTCTTGACTGCTGCCCTTGTCCAGACATCCATGTCCTTGATATAGACATCATTTGTCCACTGAATCCACATATTGAGCTGCTTGACGATGAAGTCGCGCAGTGTTGATCCTCCCATTTCCTTCGCCGTTGCAGCAATCGGGATCATGTTCTGCAATGCGTCCCTGTCATATTCCAGAATTGGGTTCGCCTTGATCCAGTTTTCAGGTGTCCACATATCATCAGATTCATTCATTTGCGCGATGTAAATGAACTGTGAATCATTACTTGCAACACCCTTCAGGACTTTCACACAGTATTCATACAACGCAAAACACGGCGATTTCAGGCCAAATCCTGCTGTCGTGATCACGCTGATCAGTGCCGACTTCATTTTCTTGATGCCGCCTTCAAGTAGCTTGTACATCTGATCATCTTTGTGTGCATGGTATTCATCCACGATCCCCAGATATGGTCTGAAACCGTCAATCGACTTCGTGTCGCCTGACAGTGCCTTGATCTTGCTGTGTGTGATCTTGCAGTCAATCGTTGAATTGTGTTCGTGAATCTTGAAACACTCTGACAAATCGCTGTCAGAATTTATGAACTTCACAATTTCGTTGAAGACAATCATTGCCTGATCTTTCTTTGTGGCTGTACAGTAAACCTGACCATATTTGTACTTGTCAAAATTGCCGTAATAAGCCGCCAGAATACCATTCAGGAATGACTTGCCGTTCTGTCGTCCCAGCTGTATGTAACTGGTTCTGAATCGTCTGTGATGTCCGTCTTTAGTTCTCCATCCGTTCAGACTTCCCAAAATAAAGCACTGAAACGGATATGCTGTCACTGGCTGTTCTTCTTCGCCTTCCGCAATGGTCAGCGTCTCCGCGAAGTCAATGATCCTTTCTGCTTCTTCAACATCAAAGTAATAGCGATATGGCGCAGCTTCAGCCGCTTTCATGTCGTCTATATGTCTTTGACATGCTGCTTTGACCAGATCGCCAGCAACAATCTTGTCCGCAAGGACATCCAGCGCGTATTGTGTAGTTCTATCTGTTGTCATGCGTTCGCCTTATGCGAATTTCGCGAACTTGTTTTCTTTCGGTGTTTCCTTGTCTGCTTTTGGCACTACAAGGCGACAGCGGCTTGACACTGTCAATCCGAAGTCCGCAGCCCCCTGACGACACTGCTTGAAGTATCTGTCTTGAAGTAGCGCAAGTCTTTCCACTTCTCCGTTCACGACTTCTTTTCTGATCTTCACTGGCTGTCCGTATTCGTCCAGCTGCTTTGTTGCGATCTCAATTTCCACCATGATCGGTTGCCTGTTCAGTTCTTGCGTGACTGCGATGTATTTTTCTTGTGCGATGACCAGTCTTGCAAGCGCATCAACATCAAGGTTTGATATGAGGTCAATCGCACGAAGTTCCTTCACGATTTTTTTGAAGGTTCTTTTCTGTGTCGGCGATAAGTATTGCGGTGCTGTCACTTTATCCGCAGCCGCTTTCACTTCTGTTCGCTGACGTTCTTCAATTTCTGCTTTTGTCAGGTGTTTTTTGCCTTTTGCCTGCACCAGCGCGATCGGCTGTCGTTGTCCTGCCATTCTTCTGCGACCTCCCTTCTTTGCTGGTTTCCTTGCGGTGTGTCAGAATCTGACACGCACCCTTTTCGGATGCCCTGATCTGGATTTTCCGTGGGGAGTTTTCTCCACGGAAGAGGGGAAGCGCGACTAAATAAACTTAACCCGATACTTTTTCATACTCCCCCTGTCGCCTTCCAGTGGCGTTCTATCAGGTCATACAACATCTTTTGTGTCGCTTTTTTTGTCTGTTCATCCTTGCTGTACAAGGCTTCAATGATTCCATGGCTGTGATTGCTCAATGGGATCAGATTGGTTGCATCAAGTCGTCTGTTCCAGTCGTCTTCAATAGGTGCGATATGATGCACCATGTCAGCTGTCTGTATTACATGCAGCACATAGAAGGCATATATATCAACGCCATCAAACCGCCTGATTGTTTCGGCTCTTGTCTTCCTCCACTCACTTGATACATAGAAGGCTGCTGTCTTCTTGTTTCTTCGGTGTTTGTTGTATTCCATGTGTCTTGACTGCTGCCCTGCTGCCTTCGCTGCACAGGCTTCACATTCAGCTATATTCTGCGGTATTAAAGCCCCACATCTGCACTTGTGAAATAACAAACCCTTGCACCACCTTCCTACTGCTGCATATGCTTCATATAGCCGTCTGTATAGGCTCTATATGCAGCCGCTTATATATGCCCCTTATATACGCCCTATATATGCGCCCCTGTCAGGTATGCCCCTATATAAAGCCTTGTTTTTATGCTTCCTGTGGATGCCCTATATAAGCACCCACATTCCGCAAATAAGAGGGCAGAAATGCAATAAAAAAGACCGATGCAACACTTCTGTGCTGTTTCGGTCTTTCTGTACAACATTTCACGATACTATTTTACTTTAGGATTCTCCCTATAAAAACCCTCACTTTTTCCACGCTTTTCCCACACTTTCGTTTTCATTTCCCTTGAAAAACGCCTTTTTCAGATCGCGTTTTTCAAATTCCGTTAATTCCGAATAATTTGACAGACATTTTCTTCAAAATCGCCTTACACCAGTTTGAAGGGCTGTTTTTTCCACAATCCAGCTGATCCGCGATTTCTTCAAAGGTCAATCCGTCAATATAGTGCATTCTGAACGCTTCATACTTGTACAATGTGCCTTCTTTCCTGCTTTCGGTTTCCAGTTCGGTCAATGCCCTGTCAATGTTAATTATCATCATCGCTGTGACCATTTTGGCTTCCTTGACAGATTTCAGCTTTGCATTTTCGCCCTTCAGGACGCTATATGCTGCTTCTGTGACCTCTTCTTCTTCCGTGATCGCATTATTGATATATTTTTTCAGGTCGATATATGATTCCATCAATCTTCGTGTGTTATACAGTGTTTTTTTCTTCTCTGCTCTCTTTTCTTCAATTTTGACTTCAGCAAACGCCTTTCGCACCGCGATTCTGATTGCTTCCGTCATGTCCTGCTGCGTTTCATCGCTATTTTGCACATTGCACACCTTCTTTCTACTTTTTAGGCTTTCGCCTTTCGTTCCTTCTGGCTTTTTCAATCGCCTTCGCCCTGATCATCGGCATTCCTTTCATTTTGCGCCTGTTGTTGCTGATCAGTTCCTTGCGCAGCTGCAATCCTGTCCATTTCGTCTTCCTGAATGCTTCTGCGATTGCTTTTCCTACCTGTTCAAACGCTGGCTTCAGTCTTTCAAATGTTTCTGTGATACTCTTTGCCATTTTTCTTCCTGTTTCCTGCTCCCATTTTGCTGTTGATTCAAGCAGCACTTCGATTTCTTCTTCAGGAAGTCCGCTGTATTCCGATACAGCCTTGATCATTTCTTCTTTTGTCCATTCAGGATCAATCTTCAATCCTCTTGTGACTGCTGCCAGCTTCATCACATCTGCGCTGATGTTTCTTTCAGCTTTCGGCTGCTCTGCTTCTTCTTCTGGTTCAGGTTCTTCCACGACTGCTGCCCTGACAGCTTCCTGTCTGTCTTCTGCAATCAGTTCTTGTGTACGCTCTGCGATTTTCTCTGACAGATCGTCTTTTTCTTCCTTCTGTGGCTTTGCATTCTGCCCCATAAGCCTGTTTTTTATCTTTGTTGCATATTCCTTCAGTTTCACGTCTTTCACTCCTTCCTGCGCCTTTATGTAAAAGGCAAATCGTCAACGCCGTCTGGTATGTTCATAAAGCCATCGCCGCTGTCTGGTGCTGGCTGTGGTCTTGACTGGTTGTCGCCTGCTGCCGCTTTGCTTTCTGCAAACTCGACCGATTCCACGACAACTTCCGTTGTGTAAATCTTGCGACCTTCTTTGTTTGTATAGCTGCCAGTCTGAATGCGTCCTTCAATCACAAACTTTGTTCCCTGCTGTCCGTACTTCTCCATGAACTGTCCTGTCTTTCCGAATGCTACACAGGAAATGAAGTCAGCTGACTGTCCTTCCTGATCTCTCTGGACTCTCCTGTCAACCGCAAGTGTGAAGCGTGATATTGCCATAGGCTCTGCGCCTTCTGTATATCGTGTCTGTGCATCCCTTGTCAGCCTTCCCATCAATATGACCTTATTCATTCTTCTTTGCTCCTTTTTGTTCTTTGTTTCCTTTAACCGCTGTCTTGATTATCTCTGTAACAATCAGGATGATCAGTGCTGTCAGGACTGCAATGAATCCCAACTGCAATATAATCACGATAATTCCACCCAGATTGCTGATCGCCTGTTCAATCCATATACTTCGCATGTTTCTTTCCTCCTGTTATCTTCGGCATATCATGTCTTCATAAAGTTTCTTGTATGTGTCGCGCTCTGCTTCAAGCCTGATCATCTGCTCACGCGATGCCCCCCCCCGATTGATTTTCGACATATCCCTTCGTGTCTGCACCTGCATCCAGTTTCAATGCGATTTGAAGCGCAATGTCGATCTGCTGCATTTCTCTGTCTGTCACACTTCCGATCCTGTTATTCAATCTTTCAACACTGACTGTTGTCGGCTGTTCGCACAGTGCTTCAGATACCCTTCCAGTCGTTCTGATCGTCACATGCGTTGACATGTCTTTCTTCGGCTGTGATGTCAGGAACACAACGACCACATCGCCGCTGTGTTTGTTCAGGAAGTCAGCCGACACAATGACGGCTGGTCTGTCCTTCCTGATCTCGTTTCCTCTCTGTCCTCTGTTGTTGTTGATATAATACACATCGCCGCGTCTGACATCGAACTGCTGCTGTGTCTTTGTGAAATGTTCGTACATGTTTTTATTCCTCCGTATATTCTGCATACTGTTCTTTTAGCATCTTTGAACGTGCCTGAATGTCGTCTGCAAGTTCTCTTTCTTTGTTTTTGTATGTCTGCGCCCTTGCTGGTCTTTTTGCCCTGATTGCGTTCTTGACTGCCGTCTGAAGCTGTCTGCGCTTCTGGATCGCTATTCGTTGCACCCTGTCAGTGATTGTGATTGTGTAATGCGCACCACAGATCGGACATTCATAATACTGTTCAATGATGTCGTTGTGTTCTTCGTCCTGTGTGATTGCTCTTTTTTGAATCTCGATCATGTCAGGTGTGAATGTCGCTGCGCATTTATTGCAGATTATTTCATTCATGTCGATTCCCCTTTCTTCTGTTAGCTGAATCTCTGAATCTTGATCATTTTCACTGCGAATCTTCCCAGAAGTTCTTCTTCCTTGCTTTCTTTTTCTTCTTTCGTCATTTCCTTGCGGTTTTCTGCGAAGTCTGCCATTTCGTCCAGAATGTCTGCTGCTTCTCTGAATGTTTTCGCCATTTCTCTCACTTCATTGCTGTTCTGCATCCGTTTTCCTCCTATGCTCCATACTCCATGACTGGATTGTCAATGTAATCTGCTGCGACTGTTGCCGCCTGTTTGCTGTCTGCGATCAGGTCAGGACGCGTTCTGCAATCCTGACCATTTTCTTTGCACTGCTCCTGTTCGTGTTCTGATACATTTTCAAACTGTTTGTCATACCATCTGCAAAATGCCATTATCCTTCCTCCTGTCCCTCGCTGCCGATCTAAACATCATTAGCAGCATTTCTTGAACTGATCTGTCCCTGTCTTTTCTTCTTGCCTTCCTGATACACTTCAAGTCGTAGCATGTCCCTTTGTGGTTCAATCCGTCAGGGACATACACGCCGACATTGTATGGAACTTCATTGCTCACTGCTGCATATACTTCTTCAGGCATTACATAATAATTAAAATCGCCCAGAAAGTTGTGTCCGTTTTTTGAATGGAAGTCTTCAACCGATGACTTCACTTCGTAGCAATAGAAGTCGCCTTTTTCAATTCCTGAAGGTGTGTTGTTCTTTGGCTTAAAAAGCATATAGTCAACGCGTTTCCCCTTTGATGTTGAATAATCGAAGGTCACTTCACGCGCCCAGTATATTCGTGTATCGTTATACGGATTTATGTGTTTTTCTACTGACAACGACAGCATCTTTGTCGTTTCTGGTCTGTTACTCATTATTCTTCGCCTGCCTTTACTTCTCCCAGTCCTAAAATGCAATAGCCGTCTTCAAGCCCTGTGAAGTCTTCCAGTATGTACACAATTTTCTTTTCGATTGTTCTGCCTGTCGTTGTTCCGTCCTTGTATTCGTGCATCACGATTGTGTCGCCTTCTTTATATCCGCGGTCATTCTTTCGCAATTCAAATGTCTTGCGCCCTGTTTTGACATCATCAAAGAATGTTGTCCCCAGTTTCACGTCATGCACTTTCTTTTCCTGTTGTGAAGGAAGCTGCTGCATTTTTTCTTCTTCTGCCTTCTCGCGAAGTTTCTTTGCTGTTTCCCTGTCAATCGCGTCCTGTTCTTCGCTGTATCTTTCTTCTTCGGTCTTTTCGGCTTCTGCCTTGTTGATGTACCGATCACAGCTTTGACATGTTCCTGTCTTCACATTGCAGTCTGAATATCTCTTGCAGCTATAACACAGCGATGTGATGCTTTCAGGGTGTGCGTCTTCCCATTCGTCTTCGTCCTCTGTGTCCTCTGCATCGTCTTCAGGTTCTTCGATCTCTTCTTCTGTTTCTATGAACTGGTCAATGTCCTTTTGACCTTCAGTCTGTGCCGCTGCCGCCTTTTCCTCCTGCTGCTGCTTGATCTCTTTCACTTCCTTGTAGGTCAAGCCGTTTTCCTGATAGCGTTCCAGCATTTCTGCTTGTGTTTCTTCATTCATTCCGCTGATCATATAGGCAGCGGAAAAAGTCAGGCGACCTTCTTTCAGTTCTTCGGCAAATTCAGGGATCAGATGCTTGTTGATACTCTCGATCTGTGCAATCTTTGTCGCTGGCATTTGAAGCATCTTTGCAATGACATCGCGAAGACGACCGCTGTCAAGTTTATATCCCTTGATCTCCCTTCCTTCCTGCTTCATTCTCTGCAAGATGTCCTTCAGCTGCTTTTCTTCTTCCAAAATGTCTGTGACTGTCTTGTTTCGATAGTCGTTTGCAATAATCAAGCGCAGCATTTCTTCATCTGCTGACGCTGGTGTCTGAATCTGACACGTTACCATTTCAAAATCTGTATAGCCCTGTTCGACAAGCAACTTCAGGGCGCGCCATCTTCTTTCGCCTGCCGTTATTCTGTATTCGCCCTGATCACAAGGATCGTGAACGACTTCAAGATTTTCAATCAGCCCGACAAGCAATATCTTCTGTGCAAGCGGTTCAATGTCTGTGACTGAATAAAAGTTCTTGTCGTTGCTGTATAGCTTTTTTATACTAATGTCCTTCGTCCTGAATCTTGCCTTCGGTGTTTCATCGCCGACTGCTGCCTTCTGTGCGTTTGCGTTCAGCTGTTCCATTACATTCCACGCCATTGTCAGTCCTCCTGTTCTCTGAAGCATATTTCTATTGCTTTCAGTTCTTTGTCTGTCGTGTTGCTTAGGTCAATGTGTGTGTCATTATCTGGATAGTCTTTTCGATTTATCATTGACCTGATCGTCTTTTTCAGTGCTTTTGTATCGACAACAATCTTCAATGTTTCCCTTGCCTTCGATAGTGCCATAGCGATCTGTCTGTCTGTCATTGGTTTGCTGTCAATCTCTTCGACCTGTTTCCAGAACTCTGTGTCTTCAATCTCGTAAAACTGTGACATCCTGTCCTTGAATGCAGTCAGTCTGTTTTCCGCATACTCTTTCTGCTCTGCTGCTGCCTTCAGCTTTTCAAAGTCTTCAATGCTGATTGTGACTTGTCCTTTTAGTTCCATCGCATTCCGTCCTCCCTTCTTCTCATTTTGTCCAGTTTCAATGTCACTTTCGGAACTCCGATGCCAGCTTTGCGAAGGTGTTCTGAAAGTCTTGCAAGGTCTGTGACATAATTTTTTTCGTATATGCTGCCGTGTATTTCGTCAACGTAGTATTGCGCTTCGTTGCCGTAGATCGTTATGTCGTTGTGTGCAGTCAGAAGCGTCTTGATTTGATATGCAAGCGTCTTCCCTGTCCTTCTTCCTTCATGCGGATATGTGATGCCTTCTGACAGGATATATTCTGACTGCCATGTTTCAAGTTTTATTCCCAGCGCATGTTCGATTCTGTCAAGTGTCTTTTCGTTGCAGCCGTACATGTCCGAATGTAACTTTGCAACCACATTTCGTGTCATTGCGTCTGCGCCATATTCATCGCCGTCCGCTAATGTAAAGGCATACGCCTTGTTTGTTTTTGTGTTTTTGATGTACACAAGATTTCCTCCCAGCGTTCCTTCCGTCTGCCTGATTTCGACTTTCAGATTTTCTTCGTTTTCTGTGATTCCTGTGATTATCTCATACACTCCCATGTTCACACCTCCTTCATCAATTCATATGTTGCTGCACGATAGTCCTGTGTCACGATGCAGTTTTTTGAAAACTTCGGAAGCGGCACTTGTGCGACTGTTGATTTCTCTGCGATTATTGATCGCCTGATTGCTGTTTCGAAGCAATCGTGTCCTGACTGTGTTTTCAGCCATTCTTCAACCTGAAGTGTCGTCTGGTTCTTCTGACGCATCGTCATCAATACTTTCATACGAATGTCAGGATTTATCCTTCTGAACGATGTCAGCTGACTGTCCATGTTTGCAGCTGCTTCAATCTCGAAGCCGCCAATCTTGACAGGCACAATCACAAGGTCTGCTGCAATCATCACATTTGTGACTGTCATGTCCATGATCAGACCACAATCAACAATGCAATAATCATATATTGTTCTGACTTCATTCATTGCTGCTGCAAACCGAAGAATCTGATCTTCTCCTTCTTCCTGAAGCAGTGTCATGTTTGTTCGCATCAAATATCCGTTTGCTGGTATGATGTCAATATTTCCATATGGTGTTGTTCGGATCAGGTCTGTTGTCGAATATGCGCCGCCTGCCGCCTGATGATTTTCAAGCAATTCTGACATCCCCTGTCCTTCAGGATCGAATCTGTCGTAAAGAAGTGATATGTTGCCCTGCTGATCCGCGTCACAGATCAGCACCTTCTTTCCTTTTTCTTCGCCCATTATGTAGGCGATAGCTGCTGCGGTCATTGTCTTTCCAATGCCGCCTTTTTGATTCATTACTGCTATTATTTTCATTGATGTGCTTTCCTCCTGTTTATTATTTTCATGTGTCTTCTTAACCTTCTCACGTGTTCGTCCGTCACGATGTATTTGTCACAATCTTGAAGTCGCCTGTCTGTTCCTTTTCCGTCATAATGCTTGCAATAGTCACATGTGAAGCAAGGTTCTTTCATTTCTCCTGTGCATGTGTCTGGCGTTTCTACATTGTTTGCGCAGTGGCTACACGCGCAGCCGCCGCAAGGAAAAGCATATTGTTTTCTAACTTCTTCTTTTCGCTTCGGCTCTTTCGGTATGATCCCGAGTTCCTGCAATGTGATTTGATGTGCTTTTCTATCATCTTGCATTTCTTTCCTTCTTGCTTTTTCCCCAGCTGATCATTGCTTTCCTTGCCTTGTTGTATAGGTCTGTGTCGTTCGCTTCTTTAATCTTGATGATCAGTTGTCTGTCTGTGTCTTCGTCTTTATATATTTTTATCCAGCCATCATCGTATATTGAAGTGTGGCTTGACATCCGCAGTCCGTACCTTCTTGCAATCGGTCTGTATATGTCATAAAACTGTCTGACTGCTGCCGCATATCCGTTCATGTCCTACACCTTCAGCGGTTTCACTTCGCCGTCTTTCCATACGCTGTTGTTCTGGACTGACATCATTGCTTTGTTTTCTCCTTCAATGAACATTGCTTTGATTCCGTTTCCGTCAATCAGATTGATATATTCTTCAATGACCTTGATCGCTTCTTCTGCCGTGTAACATGTTGCGACATAGTGTCCTGCTGCTGCCATATCGGTCAAGAACTCTTTCTGTGACGGCTGGTGTCTGCCCTTGTCATACTTCATTTCGATGTATAATCCGCAATATATTCCTTTCGGGTACGGAAGGCATAAGTCCGACACACCTGACTTCACGCCCATCTGCTTCAGCTTTACTGCTTCGGCTCTGTTCCTGCTGCCGCCGTTCGGGATATGATGCAGCCATTTCAGTTCATGATATTTCTGCATCTGCCAAGAAGCCCAGCTGATGACATTGATCTGTTCGGTATCTTCTGAACGCATCGCATACTTCATATTCATCGTGCTTCCTCCTTGCCTTCTTTCCAGATGAACCGCTGACCGCAATTTGCGCAATAATTTGATTTGTTGCAATCTCGGAAGTCTCTTGCCATTTCTTCCACGATTCTGTGAATATCCGCATTGCACTCAACACCATCAACCATGCATGAACTATCGGTCACATGGCTCTTAAAATACTCTCTTATTGCTTCTTCAAGCTTATCTGCATCAATTAGTCTGCTCATTTCATCTTTTGCCTCCCTTCTGCTCCATGATCTTCATGTCCTGCATGACATCGCCAGTGAATCCCAGCTGCTTCATTTTCTTGAATGCAATCAGGTCTTTTATGCCTGACATCTTTATGATCCAGTCCTGAAGAAGCAATCCCGACTTTTTATACATATCCCTGACTTCTTCCCTGTGTGCCGCCAGCACATCCGCTGTGCGTGTGATGATGATTTTTCTTTCAATGCTGTTCGGTGCGATTCCTTTTCGGTTCAGTTCTTCTTCAATCACTTTCACTGCGTAGATTTCTGCGTTCGTGACTGCATCTTCCAAGCACAATCTTTTTTTGTTGTCCACTTTTATTCCTCCTTCGTATCCTGTCTTTCTTTCTCTGCTTTCAGCTGTGCTGCTCTTTCCATGATCGCTGTGTTGTAGCTGTATTTATACACGCCATGATTCCACAAGTTTTCCTTTGCGCCTGCTGCTCCGTAGTTGTAGACTGCCAGAACGTAATATGGACGCACATCTTCTGGAACTTCCTGCAAGCTGTCCTGAATCTCCTTCAGGTAATCAATGCCGACTGTCACATTCTGATATGGATTTGTCAGATCGGTGCAGTTCAGGCGTTGCATTCTTTCTTTGTGCCATTTCTGCGCTATCTGCATATACCCCCATGATGTGCCGCCATCGCCTGAAGCGTTCCAGTTGCATTCACTTTCCTGTTCGATCAGTGCGAATACCATTTCATAGTCAACACCATAGTTCTGACAAACAATGTATGTATATATCTGCGCCATTACTGGAAACTTGCCGCCTGCTGCCTTGCATTCGTCTGATATTTCGTGATAGCAGAATCCTTCCATGTCTTCGCCACTCCAATCCTGTGACATTGTATTGAATAGATATTCTTCATCTGCATCCAAGTCACTTTCTGTTTGTTCTTCTGCTTCGCTTTCCTGTTCTGTTGCCGTCTTTCCTTTTGCGCTGATCATGTCGCCGATCGCAAATCCCAGCATTACCGACACATATATTGTGATAAATGTGATCAGGATTGCTGCTGCCGTCTTCGGTTTGCGCTGAAGAAAGTTCTTTGCTGTCCTGATGAAGTTATGTACTGCATCGTGCAGCTGTCTTCTTCTTTGCCTTCTTCTTCGCTGTTTTCTGCTTAATCTTACTTGTTGCTTTGTCAATCTTTTCTCCTTCCTGTGGCTGTTTATACATCCTTGCGTATATATAAAATCTGCCATTCATGTTGTTATATCTGACTTCATACGATGTCAGCTTGTAGCCGTCTGCTGCATACCATTTCTTCAGCTTGTCTTCAAGATCGCATCGTCCTGTCACAACTTCGTCAATGTCCTTCTGCTTGAACTTATAGTGGTTTTTATGTACTTCTGGCTTTTTTAGTCCTTTGCTGGCTTTCCATGCTTTCTGATACTTCCCGACTGGCTTTGGCTCTTTTCCCTTCTTGTCAGGGTGCTTCTGCTTTGTGATGTAGTTCGCCATTCCTGACAGTCCGTTTTCGTCCTTCTGAAGTCTGCGCACCTGATTTCTGCGCCCCTTCTTCCACTTTTCTTCAACCGCTTCCAGTCCCATGTCGCCGTCACATACAAAATGATGATGCCAGCGTCCTTTGTCTGAACACTCTGTCACATACACATAGCGCAGCTTCGCCAGCCCCTTCTTTCTTCGCTCATAGTTCAATCGTCCTATGTACAGCGTCATGTCGTGTTGTGCTTCCTTCATGCTGTTCGGCATGTTGTCGTCTGTATATGTCAGTGTCCCCCAGATGTCATTGTCCGTGAAGTTCGCATTGATCGTCCGTTCACATTCCTTCCTGCTGTTCTTCTCATTCAGATTTCTTTGTGCCTGTCTTTGCTTCTTCAGCTTTGCTTCGTCTGGTATCTGCTCTTTCTGTCCTCTTCTGAACTCTGGATATATTTCAATATCCATCTGCTCTGCTGCCTTTATCTCCTTAGTGGCATATATTGATCTGACCTTGCCTTCATTCAGCATCCTGCACATGTTGTCTTCTTCCAAGTCAGTCAACATCTTCTGGTATGCTGCTTCATAGTCATAATCTATATACACAGCTTTCTTCCTTCTCTTCATGTCCTTCTTTGCTCCTGTTATAGATATTTATATATATTTCTTTGATTTGTTACTATCTATTACAAGGACGCGAAGCCTTTTGAAAGTCCCTGATTTATTGACTTTTTTGGAAGTCTGCTGTATAATTTTTTATAGATGTGCAGACCTTAAAAAGTCACAATCTGGATCGCCTTCGGAAGCCACCAAGCTAGTCCGAAGGCTTTCTTTTTTTCCTTCAAGATGCTTTCGCTGCCTTTGTCTTAATCTCTGACAGCTGCACCCTGATTCCATCATTCCTGTTCGACAGGATCATTGCTATTGCTTCAAATATTCTTCTTGCGTCTGGTGTATTCATGCGTTTTCTCCTTTCCTGTGATTTTCTCTTTCAATTCATCCAGTGCTTTCCTGAATGCTTCAGCTGACATCGACTTCATAAAGTCATCGTATGTCGTGCCGATTTCTTCAGCGTTCCAGATTTCCTTCAGTTTTTCTTCCAGACCGACTGCTGCATTGTCTTTCTTCGGGTATTGCTGAAAGACTGCTGCATCCGCAATCAGTCCATATCTGATGTGATACTTTAAAGCCTGTCCAAACGTGATGCATCCTTTATGTGTCACTGTCAGCTTTGATTTGTCGCTGTATGTAAAGAATATCTTCCACATGTTCTTTCTTTATCCTCACGATATTTTTATAATCTGCGTGCTTCAGCTGTAAGATCGGGCAGTTTCCCATGACCTTTGTGTCGCCCACTGATCTGTCTTGCTGCTGTACATGACATCTATGTTCGCCATTGTGTTTCCTCCTGTTTTATTCGTTCTTCGCATATCTGGCAAAATTCTTCGTTAATCTCGCAACCTATATATTTTCTGCCAGTCCTTATTGCTGCGATTGCCGTTGTGCCGCTTCCGATGAATGGATCGAAGATCAGTTGTCCTTCTTCTGAAAACATTTCAATCAGCTGTGCAACCAGTTCTGACGGCTTTTGTGTCGGGTGGTATCTCACATCTTTGCTGTCTGTGATGAACCCCTGCTGCCTGAATACAATTCTTTTCACTGGCTTCTTGAATGTTGTGTATATCAATTCGCCATCTGCAAAAGGGTTCTTAAATTTCACTTCGCCTTTTTTATCCCAGAATATCCAGCAATTTGATACTGGCAGCATGTCCGCAAAATAATTCGCCCCGAATATAATCATGTTCTTTGATATGCGGCGCATTTCATCGAACACTTCTTTGTCTGGTCTTTTACTATCCCAGCCGCCTGCATATCTTCTATTTTTTGCCTGCCCGAAGCCGTTTGTGCCTTTGTCTGCTTTCTTTCCATATGGTGGATCAGTGACAATCAGGTCAATGCTTTTGTCTGGCAGCTGTTTCATGTATTCCAGACACCCCCCCTTGAATGATTTTGTTGTATTCCATCGTGTTTCCTCCTGTTCTATTTCATAAAATCAAATATTGACATTTGCGCTTGTTCAATTCCAATTCCGTATGGTGGATCACATATCGCAAGTTCAAAATATTTGTCTGGTATCTCTTTCATAGCTTCCATGCAATCCGCATTGTATAATCTGTTTAATTCAAACACTGCTGTTCCCTGCCCTTCCTGATATTCACATACCGCTTTCGCGCATCCAAAATATTTTTTATTCATTCCCCCTTCTGGTCTTGATTTTTCATTGTGTCGTTTGTTTTCGCATTAAAAACATCCCTAAAACCTGTTGACCATCCATGTGTAATTCTGGCAGTACACACACGCCGCTATTTTTTCACAATGTTCTGATGCTGGCTGTTAGCTTGCCATCGTCAGGATGAATGAAGCCATCATTCATCGACAGCGCGTGTCGCGCTGTTTCGGCTTTACAGTCAATCTTCCTTCGTTGAATATCTTGACATTTTCACAATCTTTGCTGTCGGTATGTCATCCATGTACATATACGCTTTGCAACCGAAGAAGGCTTCGTTGTGATCGTGTGCTTCCACAATCTTCCTTTCTTCCAGTTCGACTTCAAAGATCGTTCCTGTTTCATGTCCGCGGATCGCAACAAATCGCGCTGCTTCAAGTGGCTGTTTGCAGATATACACGCCGCCGTCTATTCCTTTTCGGATCACTCCGTCCTGCATGATCTTTTTTGCATTTTCATGTGTTGTTGCGTGGAAGTATCTGCTGCGCTTCCCTTTTTCCCACAAGTCATATTTGCTCATGATCTCCATGTACTTCATATCAATCTTTGACTGATCCTGCGCACACTCGATCAGGTGCTTTCTTTCTGCTTCATCCGTAACCTTCGCCAGT